CTAAATATAGGATAAAATCCATTGATTCTTCTTGTGCGTCTTTTACCCAATCTTTATAAGGTTTATCATTATCTGACATAGTTTTACCAAACCTTTTCATACCCTCTTTATGTCTTTTAATGTGTTTCCTTAAAATTCTATTTACTATTGGGTCGTTAGTTATATTACCCTCGATAGCTTGTTTTAATTTTGTTTTTAAAAACCCATTTTGGTTAGTGAGTCTTTCAATCTCTTGATCTTTATTAAGCATCTTTTTTTTTTCTTTGTATTATCGGTGGTCTAGTATAACTTTTAATTCCTACATGCCTTAACTCACTTGTTAAATCTGCCCATATTGCTCCACCACATTGTTTCCATAATTGACAAAAATAATAATCTTCGCTTAAATATCTTTTAGTATTATCATCATCTTTTAAAATACCTTGACCTTGTATCCCACAATCAAAAAAAGCATATTCAGTATTACCTTTATGACTTTTAGTTTTATTATTTACATGTGCGACTACATCTGATTTATATTCTATACTAGGATACTTTTCTAATATAGTTTCAAAAACATGTCTTTTAATACACATAAAACCAGTTCCTGCATAATCACATTGTTTAAATCCATCATCATTATCATTGTGATTATATTTACCTAATGGAAAGTTTAAACACCAACCCATACTAGCATCTCCTTTTTCAATAGGTGTATCTCTTTTAATAGGATAAGGAGAACAAGTTATAGGTTTATTAAATAATAATACTCTTATAAAATCATCAGGTTTGAAACTTATATCGGCATCTATAAAAAATAAATGTGTACAATCTGTTTTTAAAAAATGTGATACTAATTTATTTCTGCCTCTTGTTATTAAACTATCTCTGACCCACATCATATTTACTTGAATACCATTACTTAATAAAATATCTCTTACTGAAATTATAGATGATATAGTTTCTAAATGTATTTTAGTATCAAAACTTGGAATACAAATTAAAATTTTTAATTTTTCTTTTTCCATAATTTTTAAAGGAGAGCCAGATGGTGTGGTGGAGTATCTGACCCTCCTCTTTCAAAACTGATTATTTTTTAAACCAGTTTGGAAGTCCTAAATGCTTTCTTCTATCAAACATATTTTCTTTAGCAAATTTTGTTTTAGTATTATTATAATGTAAAAAAACTTGTGCTGAAACTTTTCCTTTAAATTTTTCTCTCCAATGCTCTAACTCTATACCCCTATAAACTAACATATCTCCAGGATTTAAATCTACTTTTATACCTTTTTTACCTAATTGACCTGATGGTTCTAAAAAAATTGACCATTTATCTCCACCAAGATTCATAGTAGTTGATATTTCACAACTAAATCTATCTCTATGTCTTTTTAATATATCACCTTTTTTATATATTCTAGCATAAGTATAAGCAGGATATAATTTTAATTCAGTTGTTTTTTCCATTATGGGTTGACATTTTAACATTAAAGTTTCCATAGCAATATCAGAATAATGACTATAAGTATTTGGTATCTGTTCATTATCTTTTTCATAATGACCAAAAATAGTTTCAAAAGGACTAAAATATCTTTGTGCTAAACAAGTATCATAAACTTGTCTTTTCATTAAAAAATAATTATATAAAAATAATGCTAAATCTTTATCAATAGCTTTTCTTATTATTGCATATTTATTTTTTTTAAACATCTTTAGCCATTTCTTTTGGCACTGCTTGTATGTTCCAGTGTATAAATCTAAATGGTTCAATACCAAAATCTACTGCATATTCATGTTCTAAAAAACCTGGAAATATAATAAGTGTTCCAGGTTTAGGTCTTATATGTACAAGCTCAGTACCACCTACTATATGTTTAGTATTTGGTTTTAATTTTAATTTAGTTGATCTTGCACCTGTTCTTGGTTCATGAAATATAGGATAAGAAGTTTTATCTGAACATTTTAAAAAATAAAAACCTGATACATGTTGATTCCAATGTATGTGTGCTGAATGATTTCCACCACCTTTTTTAGCAAACTCTTGAACCCATAACTCACTAAATAATGTTGTATAAAGTGACATATCATAACCTTGATGATCTAAATATTCCCAAGATTTTTGACCAACATAATTTCTAAAATCTAAAAAATCATTATCTGTTAGTAATTCAGTTGAGTGAAAAGATTTACCAAAATCGCCATATTTTTTTATATGTTGCTTATCTCTTTTTTTTGCATCTCTTATATATTTATTACTTGCTTTATTTAAAGATTTTATAAATTCAGGTTTTTGTTCTGACCAAATAGTAGTGCAAAAATAATTATCAATATACATATTAAATAAATGGTTTTCCTAAATGCCAAACAACAAGACTATATCTTGTTCCTGATGTCACTGGTTTTACTCTATGCCATACAAAACTAGGAAAAACAATAATAGAACCTTTTGGTAATATTTGTTTGCATTGTATTCTATGTTTTGTTTCATCTCGCATGTGAGGATCATAGTTTCTAAAATCAAACTCTAGTTCCCCACCAGTATATTCTGAACCATCAGTTAATTGACAAGTCATTGATAGTTTTCTAATTTTTCCATGATCAGGATCATTTTTATTTTTTCTATTATAAGGTTTATCCCAACTATCACAATGCCAATCATAATATTGGTTTAACTTATATTTTGTAAATTGACAAGATTCTGATCTATCCCAACTAAAATTCCAACCTGCTTTTTGATTTGCTTCATGAACAAAAGGGTGTAATTCTTTATAAATCCATAAGTCGTTTAACCATACCAAATCTGATTTTCTTTTTCTTTGTAAATTTTTAACATCTTCTTTGTTTAATTTTTTATGACCAAAACCACCTGTTCTAGCCATTACTTCTTTTTGTTGATTAGCATAAGCTATAACATCATCACAAAATTTAGGTGTTAACGCAGATTGAAAAAAATAATAATAATTTGTAAGGTTCATATATAATTAAAATTTATCACTATCCTTCTCATTTCATCAGTACAAGTTGATCCTGTATGTTTTAGCTTTGAATCAAACTCAACATATTTATTTTCTTCACTTAAAATTTTTTTTCCATTTTTAAATTTTGTATAACCATTACATTTATTTAAGTACAATATACCAGTAATACCATTGTCTTGATCTGTATGAAATCCATGTTCAATTATTTTATTAGTTTTAGTTAATAAATTACATTTAACTCTTTTCATTTCTTTATGTTTTATATTTTTTAGAACTGGTTTTAAAATATCAATCCATTCTCCATAACAGTTTGGTTGACTGTTTCTTATAAATGTAAATGTAAATTGAGAACTATCATTTTTTTCACCTTTATAATTTATAAAATCGTTAAAATACCATGGAAAATAATAACCCATTACAGAATCTTTTAAATTTTTAAATACATCTTTTGGTAAAAAATTTTTATATATATTCATAAGTAGATTTAAGTATAAAATTAAGTTTATCTTTTTGATTATTACTTATATGATAAATTAATGTACTCGGAAATATAACAAATTTATTATTTATTAAGGGTATATCCCAGCTTCTTCCTGCTCTTCTGTTATCATCATAATAAATTTTAATATTACAATCTTTTACATTGACACCATATAACATTACATAATCAGCTGAGTTTCTTAAATCAACTTTATTTACTTCGTGATCAGGGAAATTAGATTCATTAGGTTTAAAAATGTGACCAGTTGTTAAATTATTTATTAGTGTAAAACCAAATTTTAAATGAATATGTTCTCTTAAATATGTATTTAATTTATCCCATTCTTTTGAAAATGGAAAAGGACAATCTTGAATAGTTTGTGTTAAAATATCTGATTCTAAAATATCAGGTTTTATTTCAAAACCCTTTGGCATTATTATTGTGCCATAAATTAAATCTATTTGTGATAATATTTTTTGTTCAATGTCCACCATACATTGCTAGTTCTACTTTATACTGATCTATCTGTCAAATCCCATTGTTGATCAGTTTCATTCCAAACATATGCCCAATCATTTGTACCAGCTAGATTTTGTGATGTTTGTTCTTCAGTTAAATCTGGTGCATCTCCAATAGGTGATTTCCAACTTGCAGTTGTAATATCTTTTACCCAAGAAGCAAAAGGTTTTTTATCCCAAAATATTTGATTATCTTCGTCCCATTCATAACCAATACCTGCATAGTTTCCTCTTAATGCTTTTGAATTATCACCTGATGCGTGTTGGTTTCTAGAAGTATTATATGAGGTTTGTATCCACATTTGTGCAGGCCAATTATTGTGTCTTTCTAACCACTCTTGACCTCTAGCTTCTACTTCATTACCTTGTTCATCTTTCATTTCTTCATTATCCATAGTTAATACTTGGATAACTTTTCCATTCATACCTATTTTTGCAAAATGTGCCATAATATTTATCTCCTTATCATATTTTAAATTTTTTTCAACTATTGAAATTTATATCTTATTGCTATTATACCTGATCCTCCAGATTTACCAGTTTGTGAAATTGGTCCAGATGCTTCACCTGCACCTCCTCCCCCACCAGTATTAGCTGATGCTGAAGTTCCTACATTGCCTCCACCACCTGAGCCACCTGTTTTTGTTCCTGATATAGAACTAGGATTAGTTCCTCCAGCACCACCACCAGAAAAATATCTTCCACATGATGGACCAGTCGTTCCGAAACTTGGTGCTGATGTTCCAAAAAAAGTAGTTGATACAAAAGAACCTGTTCCACCATTACCACTGTTTCCAGGTTGCGGTGCGGCACCAGATGGATCTGCACCTCCACCTCCACCTCCTATTGCTCCAGGGTGAAAATTTCCAGGTGATCCTTGTGGTGGAGATACTGGTGGTGTATTTCCTGAACCAACTTGTGGTGCGGAATCACCTCCTCTATCTGTTCCTCCACCTGAACCACCATTACCTGCTGGACGACAAGTTGGACCTCCAGGCGATCCACCTCCTCCTCCTGCAGATGTAATACTTGAAAAAGTTGAAGCTGAACCACTTGGTGCAACTCCAGTACTTGGTTTGCATGTTCCTCCTGCACCTATTGTAATAGGAAAACCTGTTGCTGTGACTGTAAGTGCTGTTGTTGTCACTAAAGGTGACATACTTGGTGCAGAAAGACCTGAACTAGCACTATTTGAAACTCTAAAACCACCACCTCCACCTCCACCACCACCATCAAATCCACCTGAACCTCCACCTGCGATTACTAAATAATCAACTGTATCTCCACCACCAGATGGATTTCCTACTGAACTAACTGTAAATGTTCCAGGTGATGTAAAGACATGTGTTTTAAAATTACCACAAGTTATCGTACTGTTTCCACCAGATGCACTTATAAATGTTGGTGTGATACCTATATCTCCTGTTCCTTCTTCTATAGGTATCCAACCTTTTGTTGAATCTACATATACTAAAGTTAAACTTATATTTTTTGTACTAACTACTTTATCTCCAGCATTTCCCATAAGTGGTTGACTATTTCTTGCAATAGTTAAATTATTTGAATCAAAAGTTGATGCATAATCTCTTACTGCAACTATATCTCCTGCAGATGGTGAAGATGGCAATGTCATTATAGATGAAGTGCCTGATGTATCAACAAAGTATCCCTCACCACTTACAGCTGAAAAATTTCCTGTTTTTTTTGTTGTTTGCCAATTTACTGAACCTGTTCTACCAAAGCCAGATTGTGTTGCACCTGTACCTAATTGAACAGCAGTTCCACAACCTCCTAATGTAAGAGTTGATCCACTAGCTTTTACAATTTTATTTACTTTTATTTCACTTGTCATAATTATTGAAACCTATATCTTATTATTACTATACCTGAGCCACCTGCGGCACCATTTTGACTTGGACTTCCATTTCCTGCTCCACCTCCTGCACCTCTATTAGCAGTTCCTGCTTGTGCTGGTGCTGGTGCTGGTTGACTTGCTCCATTACCTCCACCTCCTGCTCCACCTTCTCCTCCTGCTGGAACACTTCCCCCTCCACCTGAGCCACCTCCTCCTGCAAAGGCTGTTGCTGAACCATTAATACTTGTTGTTGCTCCATCTCCACCATCACCCATTGTTGGTTGTGATGGATTATTTGAACCATCAAATCCTGCTTGAGTTGCACCACCACCTCCACCTCCTGGACCACTTTGATTACTTGGAGCTTCGCCACCATCTTGTCCTTGTGCAGGTGATACTGGAGGAGTATTACCTGATCCTCCTGCTCCACCTCCATCTCTAGCACCTCCACCAGAACCTCCATTTTTTCCTGTTACATTTGAACCTCCAGGATTTCCTGCACCACCACCTCCTGCGGCAGTAATAGTTGTTGTTCCTGCAAAAACTGAATTATTTCCATTTGGTATTGGTGAACATGATGAATTAGATGTTCCTCCACCAGCACCTACTGTGACTGGATAAGAAGCAACTGCTACTGGTAATCCACCACTTGCTGATATTGGACTTTGTGTATAAGAACAAGTTGGAGCTTCTGATTCTCTAAAGCCACCTGCTCCACCACCTCCTCCTCTATCAAATCCTCCTGCGGCACCACCACCTACAACTAAATAAGAAATTTTATTAGCACCTGCAGATGAACCTGCACATGTCACTTGAAAAGTTCCTGGACTTGTAAAAGTATGAACTTTAAAATTTGTGCATACTGTTGTAATTGTTCCTCCAGTCGCTGTTATAAATGAAGCTCCTGATACATTACTTTGTGAATCTTGAATATTTTTCCAACCTTTTGTATCATCAACATAAACGAAAGTCACTGACTGTCCTTCAATATTTAAAGTTGAATCTGCATTTACACCATTAATTTTTTGTGAACCATTTGGGGAAACTGTTAAATTATTTGTTTGAAATGTACTTGAATAATCTGCAACTGAAACAATATTTCCTGCAGTACCTGATGGTAAGTTCATTGTGAATGCACTTCCTGAAGTGTTAGCAAAATATCCCTCACCATTTGCGGCTGTGAATGTAGAAGTTTTTATACTACTTGTTTGCCAATCAACAGTTCCTGTTCTTCCGAAACCAGATTGAGAAGCACCAGTGCCAAGGGTGACTGTTTTCCCACTTTCCCCTAATGTAAGTGTAGAGCCACATTTGACTGTTAATGTATTTGCTTTTATTGTACTCATAAATTTTTATCCTTGAAACTTATATCTTATAATTACTACTCCTGAACCACCAGCTCCACCATCTCTTCCACTACCATCTGATCCACCACCA